GCTTGTATAGGGGCTTTTTTATTTCAGAGGATGCAATGGGATTCCGAACCTTTGGTGAGCGCCTACGCGCATCCATCGTCGCTCACGGTATCAGCGAGGCGGAATACTCGCGACGAACAGAAATATCCGACCAGAACCTGTCGCACTACATCGCAGGACAACGCAAACCCGGTCTCGACACGCTGGCCGACATGATCGAAGCGCTGCCGAATGAGAACGTGCGCTGGCTGATTACCGGACGCTGATCTGATATACCGCAAGGACAACGACAATCATGATCCTCAAGCCGTTCAAAGTACATAGCCCTGATGGGAAGTCCTTCTACGAAGGCGATGCCCCCACCCCCCTCGCTGACGCAGCGGCCATTGCAGAGCGGGACGAACGGGAGCAGTTTGAAGCCGCGAAACGCGAATATGGTTACGACATGGATACTGACGTCGTTCAAATTGCCTTCTATGAAGGCTGGCAAGCCCGTGCCGCGCTCGCCACTACCGCGCCAGATAAGACTGACGGAGAGGTGGACTTGAGCGATGAATGGGATGACGCACAGCAATGCCGCGATGGAGCCGAAATGAAACCTTTCGCCGTAGAAGTCAGCTTCACGATGATCGTGATGGCTGAGGATGAAGACGACGCATACGAAGCCGCTCTAAGCGATGCCGACGACGCTTGGGGTGATAGTTACGACAAGGATTACACCGTGCTCCAGGCGATCAACACGGAAGACGATCTCAAGCGTCATGGATGGAGTGGTGATGACACGCCGTATGGCACAGACGGTCACGAGTCGCTCCGAACAATCCTGGCTGAGTTGCCGCCAGTGGTTGAGCGGGACACGCGAACGATCGACATGTTTCAGGAACAAGCATCATGAAAATGGCCAGAGCATCAGACGAAGATATCGAAGCCGCGCTCAAAGTGAGTCGAATCCTTGAGGATCTGGACAGGCGCTATATGCCGTCCGATGGCGACAGCGAGGAACTTGAGTTTTTCGACCGCGATGACGCCGAGCAGTGTCAAAAGATTGTAGGCATGTTGCTTGATGCCACGCGCTATACGAGCCTGTTCCGCGTCGTGTTCGGTATGGCCGTAGTGCTCGATCCGCGAAACGAATTGCTAGACCCCGACGCCGACACGATCGAGATGCATCCGAAGATCGTTGCGGCGCTGGAGGCGGTTGAGAAAAAGGAGGCGCAATGCTAGGCGAACGCTGTTCACACGGAAAGACATGGGGTGAATACTGCCCCGAATGCGAACTAATCAGCGCCCGACAAATAGTGGATCACTGGGGCGAGATGGTCGACGAGGCTCGGCGGGTGATTGCGAGGGCTGCCACGAAACGTTTGAACGAACTGAAGAAAGAGGGATTCACGCTATGAAGCAAATCATCAATGAAGAAGGCGCGCGTCCCATCAAGATCTGGACGGATGAGATCGAAGACAGCGCGCTCACGCAACTCAAAAATATCGCCCGGCTGCCGTTCATTGCGGGTAATGGCGTCGCCTGTATGCCCGACGTTCACGCTGGCATCGGCGCAACGGTCGGAACGGTCATCGCGACGGACAAAGCCATTGTTCCGGCAGCGGTAGGTGTTGACATCGGGTGCGGGATGAACGCAGTTCGTCTGTCGCTGAAGGCGTCCGACCTCCCGGATAGTCTCACCGCAATCCGCCATCAGATTGAGCGTGATGTGCCGCTGGGGACTGGCGGCTCACATCGACCCGATCGCGCACCCAACGTCGGTGCCGACATGTGGCGCGGATTGCAATCGCTGTCGGACAAGCATCCCGTCCTAGCCAAGAATCAGGCGGAGCGTCAGCTTGGCTCACTCGGCTCCGGTAACCACTTCATTGAACTGTGCATTGATGAGGCGCAAGACGTTTGGGTAATGCTGCACAGCGGTTCACGCGGCGTCGGCAACCTGATCGGTCGTTACTTCATCGAGAAGGCGAAGAAGCGGATGGAACAGTATTTCATCAGCCTGCCGGACGGCGATCTGGCCTACTTCCCGGAAGACACGGACGATTTCAACGATTACGTCGAGGCGGTCAACTGGGCGCAGGACTACGCGCTTGAGAACCGGCGCGTGATGATGGAAGCAGTGATCGCGGCTTTGCGTCGACACATTCCAATCGAGTTCACGATCACGCATGAGGCGGTGAATTGTCACCACAACTACGTCGAGCGTGAGAACCACTTCGGGCGGAACCTGTGGGTGACGCGCAAGGGTGCGATTCGAGCGCGCGAAGGCGATCTGGGCATCATCCCCGGTTCGATGGGGCAACGCAGCTACATCGTCCGCGGTAAAGGAAATCTGCAATCGTATTGCTCATGCTCGCACGGTGCGGGCCGGAAGATGAGCCGCGCTGAAGCTCGTCGGACGTTCACCGTGGCGGATCTTGAGGCGCAGACGGCGGGCGTTGAGTGCCGGAAGGATGACGCAGTGCTAGACGAGATTCCGGCCTCGTACAAGGACATCGACGTCGTGATGGAGAATCAGCGCGATTTGGTCGAGGTCGTTCATGTGCTCAAACAAGTCTTGTGCGTCAAAGGGGCGTAGTGGAAGCAGCGTTTGAAAAAATCCGGGCTGTCACGGCCCGCGAATGGGAGTTGGAAGATGACAGTCGTCGAGATGCCGAAGCTGGTCACGCTGGAAGAATGGGCTGAGCGTATTTTCGGCGCGGCCAAGCCACACAGAAACACGCTCTACAATTGGCGTCAGTACGGTTGGATCGTGCCGGCGCCCATCAAGATCGGTCGGCGGTATTTCGTCGAGCCGAACGCGGTATATGCTGATCTAGACGGGGAAATGGCCCGGAGGATAGGTAATGGCAGCCAGGCGTAGGGAAGCCAAGCGAAGGAACTGGCCGGCGTACCTGAATCAGAATGGCGCCGGCTATTTTTATTGGCGCGACCCAGACACAAAGAAGAGTCACGGTCTCGGACGGGACCAGGCGAAGGCGTTCGCGGAGGCGCGTGCTGCCAATCTGGCCGTCGAGCAGCGCCGCGGGCCACGCAATCTGGCTCAGAAGCTTCTGGAGCCAGCCGGAAAGACGCTGGACGACTGGACGGGCGAGTACGAGCAGATTTACATCGAGACGCGGAAAGGGACGGAGGCCACGATCAAGACGGTTAAGGCCGGTATCCGCGCAATCCGCACAGCGCCGTTTCTCAGGAAGCACCTTCGGTCAATCAAGACCGACGAGGTTTCGACATTCATCGAGGAAGCAGCGGCGAAGCGTGGCGCACAAATGGCCGCCCTGATGCGCAAGACCCTGATGGACATGTTCCGCGAAGCCGAGGTCAAAGGGTTGATTGAGACCGGCAAGAATCCCGTCACGGTGACACGCGTCCCGCAATTTGAAGTTGAGCGATCACGCCTCACATGGGAAAACTTCCTGGAGGTCTACAAGGCCGCCGAAGAGTTCGATCCGTGGGTGGCGCGGAGCTTTGAACTTGCCCTGCTGACGGCGCAGCGTCGTGAGGACGTCGCGAGCATGCTGTTTTCGGACGTCAAGGACGGGTTCCTGTTCGTGACGCAGCAAAAGACCAAGGTGAAGATTCGCATCCCGGTAGCGGTCCAGCTGGATGCCATCGGCCTGTCGCTGGAGGACGTCATCAAGCGCTGTCGAGACCGGTTTGTCTCTCGCTCCATGCTGCATTACAACAAGAAAGCAAACGGGCGTGATGCCGGCGATCCGGTTACCGCCGCGTCGCTTACGAAGTATTTCCGGTTTGCCCGCGAGAAGTCGCATATCACATGGGATGAGGGCAAGACAGCGCCAACCTTCCACGAGTTGCGGAGCCTGTCCGCACGACTCTATACCGACCAGTATGGCGAGGATTTCGCCCAGGCGATTCTGGGTCACAAGTCAGCCAAGATGACCGCCATGTACCGCGACACGCGGGGCGCGGAGTGGACTGAAGTGAAGCTGACCGGTTGAAAAATTCCAGACGAATTAGCGACGAATAAGCGGAAATCCTTACCCAGCAAGGCGGATCATTACCTCCCGCGTAAAGCTGAACATTGAATGTAAGTGACTGATATTTAGAGGTAAAATGGCGATTATCCGGTCGTTATGACGCGCATAAAAACGCACATCGACGACTATTGAAATCATATAGTTACGGCGCCATTAGCGACGGCTGTTTGTGCGAATGGGCGTGGGCAAAGCTGGCGATGGTCTGGGCGACACAATCTAGGGAGAGTCAATGAACGAAGCAGAAACAAAGGCGGGCGAGTACCATCTGTTCTTCTGGGGTGGCGTCGAGAACGACGGGCTGGCGACGGCCAAGTTCGGTTCCGAGCGCAACTATTGGTTCAAAACGCCAGAGGAGCGAGCCATATTCAAAGCGAACGTTTCACTGTTCGCGAAGGCGGCCGATCAAGTCGTTTGCTTCAGCGAGAATGACGGGCCAATGGCTCTCAAGCGTACGATCGCCAAAATGGTCATGAAGTACCGCGGCGAGGCATACCCATACGAATACGACTTCGGGTATGGCTTCGAGGCGCACCTTGCCGAATTCCAGTTTCTGGAAAACAACTACGCCTGCGATTGCAACCGGAGCCTGTTTCTGACGCGGGCATATCCTGACGCGGGTATTCCAGAACTGGACTGCGGCGATGCGATCGACATCGAAGACTTCGAGATTGAGTATCGGGATTGACCGATTTCGAGCGGGATTGAGGGATTTCGAGGATAAATTATGCGCTTCCAGATTGGATTTCCCGGGTTGCCAGTTAGCCCATTCAGCGGCGAATTTGAGGGCAATATTGCGACGCCACCGTCAAGTGCCGAAGTATTGCGGAAGATAGCCGAAAGCATCGAAGGCGATGATCCCATGAAGACCATCTTTGTCGGGGTACTTCGCAAAGCTGCAAACGAACTGAAGGATTGGGAATGGCTACGCGAGCATCATGGCGATATCAACTGTCCGATTCTGGTTGGTTATCCGGGCAAGCATGGATCACTGGAGGAAGCCATTGACGCAGCGCGGAAGGCTGGGGCGGAAGGTCGATGAAAATCCGCCACATCAAACGACGCGCCAAGCGGCCTGACTTCAAGATCACGCGCGTGATGGGAACGACCTTCATCGAGGTCCGGAGCGCTGCTGCTGTGGCTCGATTCTTCGGGGCGACTGCGGAGGAAGATCGGCGGGCTGCGGAATTTTTTGGGATTGGGGTAACTGACGCGCCGCAAGCGGGCGATTTGGAGGGGTGATGAGTTACGCAGAGAGACTTATTGCGGCGATCGCGTTCGGTTCCGTCTTGGGCTTTGCCATCTGCTATGCGGTTGGTCATTGGTGGCCATTGACGGAAGCAGAGAAAAGACGGATTGATTGATGTGCGCTCAAGGGCGCGGGGAGGAGGGGTGATGCTAGACGAACTGATGAACGATCCGACGCCGCGCTTTGTCCGCATGGTGTCGCATGAGCCGAAGGACGGCTATAACTGGGAGCCATACCACTTCCACGAAGGCGGACATTACGTCGAGGGCGACGCGCTGTTTCGTGAGCGCATCAAGGCTGCGTATGCCGCAGAGGAATGGCGAGGGCCGACCCACGAAGGGCCGACCACTGCACCAAACATCGAATAGAAACTGTAAAAGCAAAACACAGGCTGTGGGCTGTTTTCAATGATGCGTATCGCCGCGAACAGGCGGGGCGACTTGAGGGTCCCAATGCGAGCCGCCGCCGATCCTGACGCCAGCCCACATCATCCAGCGGCGCCACGCGGGAACGCCGGTCACTGCAGATGCCTCTTTGAGGACAGCATCAGCAGTCGCACGGTCGACGGGATGCGTGGAATAGATGAAGTCGTGCACCACGCTCGCCTCATTGGAAGTCCCGCCAGCCAGCATGTACGCGATTGGCCAGCGAGGCACTGAGGCAAGGTCGGTGACGAACCCAGCCGGAACCGTGAACGTCATTTTTGCGACGTCCGACTGATAGATGAGCGGCGCCGTGAGACGCCACAAACCATCATCTCGAGGCGTGGCGTTCTCCATCTGGAGTTCAGACAGGAAGGCGCTCATTGCACTACAGCCCCAGACGCAGCGGCAGGAGCCGTCGCCACAGCAACCGGCGCAAGGCTGATTGCCACGTTGAACGCCAGAATTCCCGTATCGATCGCGGCATCGGCGGCGTTCTTCTTGTCTTGCGGCAGCGATGACGTATCCACTACCGACTTGACGAGCGGCAGCGTTGCATTGACGACCGTCTGCAGATCGGGCTTCGCGACCGATGCACCGGCAGCGCAAACCTTATCGACGGCGGGCTGAACTGTCTTGGTCAGCGTATCGGCGGCACCGCCAGTGAAAACGTTGTCTGCCTTCAGGATTGCGATTTCGCCATTAGCCGCGCCGCACGCGATCGCGACTTGCTGCGGGAACGTGAGTTGAGGGGCTGCGCCGCAAGCGGCGAGAGCGATAGACGCGACAAGTCCTGCCGCGATAGCAGCATATTTGCGAAGCATGGGGATTCCTTTTTAAGGGGCGATCTTGACGATGGCTGCCGCGGCGTTGCTTACTGCGCCAGCGATAGCCGTAGTGGCTTGAGATTGAGCTGTGATGGGTGCGGTAGCGCCTACGCCGAGCTCGGAAAAGTGAACGGTGATCGTGTTACCCGGCGCCATCGAGAGATCGAACGTCAGCGAACTGATGTCCTTTCCGTTTTGGGCTGACGCGCGGCAGCACACCATCTGCTTCATGTCGGGCTGGTAGAACGGTTCGACGCTATACGTCGCATTCCCCGCACACCCAGCCAAGGGAATCAGCAGGGCCAGCGCGAGGCGGATCATGCTTGAGGCGGCTGGACGGCCTTATCCGACTTCGAGCCGAGCGCATGGATTGCGCCGAGAGCCGACAGAGCGCCGGTAACGGCAGTGATGAAGCCGTCAACGGGAGTCTTGCCGAAGAAGGCGAAGACGCCCCATGCGCCCATTAGGGCCGCGTAACAGCTGATCTTTACGTATGTGTTCATGCTTTCTCCTTTGCGGGAATCTCGTCGGGCGAGAATATGAAATCAGCGCGCTGGTTGCGCTGCATGATCCAGATCGGATAAGGGAGCATGTGGATGCCGTGGCCCTTACCGCGGTGATGGCGCTCGCACAGAACGAGCATGTTGTATTCGGAGTCGATGAAGTCGCTCGGATCATTGAACGTCGACCAATCGAAGTTAGGATGCAGTTCGCGCATCTTCTCGAAGTCGATGCCAGCCGCATCTGCCCATTCAGCGTGGAAGTGATGGACCTCGCGCTTATCCTTCGACCCGCACACCCAGCACGGCGTATCGAGAACCGCGACAAGGTGATGCTTGGTCTTGCGGAACAGTGCTGATTCGGTGCGAGGCGCGTGGTCGGGGTAGAAGATGTCTATCTCGATCGTTTCATGCTGCGCGTGCTCATGTGCAACGTTTGTCATAGCCGTAAACGAAAAAACCGCCCGAAGGCGGTTGTGTGTGGATTGGGCTTGAGTTACTGCGCAGCCATAGGCAGCATCGCTTTCAGCGTGAGCGTCTTGTTAGGATTGCTCGTCTGACAGATGACGCAGATCCAGTATTGCGAAGAGAACGACCCACCAGAGCAGACCGCCTGGACGGCTGCACCGATTGCGATGGTCTTGCCATTCAGCAGCGTCAGCGGAGCCGAATTGATGATGACGCCCGATAGCACGAGGGTAGGTGTTGCATCCGCGCCGATATTGGTTGTGATAGCTACCGTTGGCGTGCCCGTCAGTGTTTCGCCAGTCGCAAGCATGGCCGTCGCGTCGAAAGTGAGCGTCACCACCTCGCGCGGGTCTTTGAGGTCAAACTGTGGCGTTACGATGAATTGCATCTATGCACACTTGACGTAGAAGTAGCGGGCCGATGCCGCCGAATAGAAGAGTCGCGCCGACGTACTGACGCAGAACGCGCGTTGCGGGACGCTGATGAGATAGTTCTGGTCAAGCGCGTATGAAGGGGCGGTTGTCTGGCCAGATGCAGCACTCGCGTTAGATAGCTGAACTGCAGACGCGGAACCCGACACAACAACGACACCAGACGCCGAGTCACCATTCGCCGCCTGTACCGAAGCCGCCGAGCCCGAGACGGCAACCGTGCCGATCGCCAGCGAAACGTTCGCACGTTGAACCGATGCGCCAGACCCAGCGACAATGACGCCACCAGACGCCGACGAAACGTTCGTGGCCTGCGTGCTCGCGCCACTGCCTTGCGAGACGTTACCGATCGCGCCAGATGCGCTGGAGACGTTCTGGGCTTGCGTGCTCGAAGCCGATCCGCTGATGCTTGCCGACCCGCTTGCAGCGCTGATGTTCTTCTGTTGCGTCGACGCGCCCGAGCCCGACACCAGCACGAGGCCCGAACCAGACGCTGTGTTACTGGCCTGATTCGCCGCCGCGGTGCCGCTGATCGCGACCGCGCCAACTACAACGCTGGTGTTCTTCGCCTGCGTCGAGGCTGCTGAGCCAGAGACAGCGACGGAACCGGACGCGGACGACGTGTTAGCCGCTTGCGTTGACGTGCCCGAGCCTGTGACTAGGAAGTTCCACGCAACACCCTGAAACGCAATCTCGTCCTGGCCGTCGACGGTGACATCGGTGGTCAGCTTGACCGTCAGCGTCTGGCTGGCCGATCCCGCCTGCCATTGGATCGTCGAGATGAAACCGAAATTCTGGACGTCGGTTGCCGCAGCGACCGTGTGCGTTTGCGCCGATGCGCTGCCATCAGACAGCGTGGCAGTCAGCCGACCGGTCGTGCCGCTCTCACCCCAGTAGATCGTCGCCGTGCGGACGCTGGTATCCGCTGGCAGCGTGATCTGTACGCCATTGCCTGTCGCAAACGTCGAAGCGGTGACATAGACGATGCCGGTCGCACTACCCGCACCGCCTGGGCCATCCGAATAGTTGAGGACGAAGTTACCCGAGCCAGCCGGCGCAGTGTGCTGTACCGCGGTGCCGATGTTCGTCAGCGCGATCGTCGATCCGCCCGACGCCCTGCGCGTCAGCGTCCACGAGCTATTCGCGACCGCCCAGTCAGCGCCAGAAATCGTGAATGTGCCGCTATCCTGATGTAGTGATGAAGCGCTCAGACTGGCCACGGGAGCGCTCCATCAGTTGGCGTTAGTGAACGTCCAGCTCGTCACCGAGACCGTCTGGTTTTGCGCGATCGACACGTTGTTAAGGTTGAGGTCCGCGCCCGACGTGCCAACCGTGCCGTCTATGTGGGCAGTGCCACCTGACGTCGTGATGCGGAAAAACGTTGCACTCGTGCCAGCGCCAGCCGCCGCCAGGCCAGTACCGTTCGTGATGCTGTTAAGCGTCAGGACGCCAGCAGAAGACGCAGGCGCAAAGGTGGCATTGCCCGTCAACGTGGCAAGGAGAGTTTGCGATGTGATCGCAGTATCAGGACTCGCCGGTTGCGTGCCCGCATACAGGTTGATCAGGCAACTAGCGCCGATCGTCGAGGTAAGTTGATTCTGTTGATTGTTCTTCAGCGTTGCGCTGTATTTGAGATTTGAGGCCATAGGGTTCCTGAGACGTGTGGTCTAAGCGAGCCCGGCCGGCCTCCGGGCGTGTTTGGATAGCCGATGCGTTGTCGGGCGTTTTTATGTGTGTGACAGGTAAACTGGATTTAGCTGTTTGGCTGCTATCCCTTTGCATGGGATGCGAGGGGATAAATTAGGCGAGGCCCATCGCTTTCTTGCCAGCAGAATAGAGGGCGAGGCGTTCGGAGTAGCCGTTCGGTGTCTTCGTCGAGTTCGGATTGCCGAGATTCACGGCGCGCGATACGCCGTCAAACCGGCCAGCGTCGGCGAGTTTGTTCAGATCGCGGTTGTCCCAATACCATCCGGCAGACATAGCGGCGTTATCCGGCTGCGCGAGCAATTCCGGGTGATCGACCAGAGGAAGATTCAGCGCGAGACTGCAGATGGCGTAGTTAGCCTTTCCCGTGATCTGAATAAGTCCGCGGCCCTTGTACTTGGCTCCATCGCCAGGATCAGTGTTGCCGAGCGATTTGGCTTTGTCCGATGGGGGCTCGTATGCCTGTTGCTCGAGTGTTGGGCCCCATAGCTCAGTGAGGAAGCACAAACGGCCAGACTCGACGCCGACCGTTGCCAGAAACGCAGCGATGCGGAGAGGCGTGTTGATGAAGTAGCGGTCGCAGGCGGATTGGAGCGGGGCAACCCAAGCCGAGGCGCGCAGGATTGTGGACCCACAGCCAGCCGAAACGATTGAGGCATTGAGTTGCATGGCGGCTCCAGAGGGGATTACTTGTCGGCCTTCGATTCAAGACGGCGATCGAACTTCTCATCCATTTGCTCGAGCTTTGCAAAGACGGCATTGATCGACTCACTAAGCCGATCAATCGCCTTCTCAAGGGCGCTTGATGTGACAAAGGTCTTAGCCGCTTCCAGCTTGAATGCAGCCAGTTCCTTCTCATTCGCCTCGACACGTGCAACGAGACTTCGGAGCATCCAGAAAGCAACTGCGCCTACTCCAGACGCAACTGCGCCGCCTACGTAAAGGACCGTGTTGTCCATTGATGCCCCGTTAAAACGAAAAGCCCGCGCGTGGCGGGCAGGTTGGTTGGTCGTGTTTTGGTTAATCCGGGCCGGTCGTGCAGCACGGTTCGCGGCCCACCGTCAGAGCCTTATCTGATAAGGCTTTGCGCGGTTTTTAAGGGGTAAAAATGCAGCTTGGCGGACCACCGTCGGTGCACGAATGCTGCACGCGATGGAATCCTTGCCAGATAAGGCTCGCAGAGATTTGAATGGGCGAAAATGGCGATTTTGTGCACGCCGGATGCGCGTCGCCGGGGCGGGCGCGAAGTGTCGCTATTTAGTTGTTGACATATGTTCCTTTAAGGAACATAGTAGAGCCGTTGGGTACGCAGACCTGCGACAACCCGCTACTCCGAAAGGATGACTACCGTGAGAACCACATTTCGCGTGCACGCGTTGCACGGCATCGTCAATGACCATCCAATACGAAGCACCGACGCCGCAGGACATGCGCAACCTCAAGGACCGTCTCGGTTACTCGGGGAAGCAAATGGCCGACCTGTTCGGGCTTGCCAGCTCGCAGCAATGGCACAAGTACTGCGGGGGCAACGAGCCGCGGGAAATGAGCCTGCCGATGCTGTTTCTGGCGATGGCACTTCTGAATCGATCGGCTACGGTCGAGCAAGTATTCGACTTGTGTCGTCAGGTCGGGGCCAAAATAGAAGAAGACTAGGCTGCACCGTCTGGCGTGCGGTCAGAAGACGCGCACCTGAGCGTCAATGCACCTCTTCTATGCGGGGTGCGCGATGAAAATCATCTATACCCGCAAAGGAGAGGAAATCTTCGTCGACGACGAGGATTACGAGCGGCTTAATCAGCACACCTGGTGGCTTGACAAGGATGGTTATGCCGTTCGCGGCATACCGCACCCGATTGAGGGGCGGCCAAGAACCAAGTCAAGAATGCACCGAGAAGTGATGGGGCTTGGGTTTGGAGACCCACGCGAGGTAGATCATCGCTTCGGCATACGGACGGACAACAGGAAATCCGAACTGCGTGTTTGCGCGAGAGGCCAGAACAAGCTGAACCGCGCAGGGTCCTCGAAAAGTTTATCGGGACTCAAGGGCGTTAAATGGAAGCCACGGAAAAAGAGATGGGAGGCTTACATTCAGCTGAACCGCAAAAGGACATATCTCGGTTCATTTGCCACAGCTGAGGAGGCCCACGAGGCGTATTGCAAAGCTGCTCCGATTATCCACGGAGAATTTGCCAATACTGCCGTCGATTCCGCTCCTGGGCATTCAAAGTCACAGAACGAACTGGCAGTCATCGCGCCCATGGTGAAGGCGCAGATAGGGGAATAAAAATGCACACGCAAAATCGGGTGGTTCAGGCTTCGCGCGGTCGCCGAGTTCCGCGCCAACAGGTTACGGTAGCGCGCACGAATCGCCGCGTTGGGTCGCGCTGGCGTGCGGCGACAGTGGCCGGAATGCTTGGCTGCGCTGCTGCTTCGGCGCATGCCGATCTGATCGACGACTACGTCGCCCATCCATTTGGCATACACGTACAGGCCGGCATCGGAGTTTCCAAGGCTGACACGCCCGATGGCCGTTGGCAGCAGGCCGGCATTCCAGGCGGAAGTCACGTCACGACCAAACCGCCGACGTTCTCGCTGGGACTTACCGGGCCGGTGATGACACGCGGAGCCTGGGGCGTCGATTGGCACGCGGATTACACGAACCTTGGCCGTTTCGCCGCCGCCTGCAGTTGCACGCCAGACGATCGAAACTACGATCCGAAAACGCATCAGTACACGAACAAAACTGGCGTGCCGACTGCGTACTTTACCGGCGAAGGGCGATCGCAAGGCGCTACGTTGACGCTCGAACCGTACTATTGGATCGATGGATTCCGTTTCGCTGCCGAGGTCGGGGCGTACATCCATCGCGATTCATGGTCCGAGGACATCGCTGGCTGGCAGGTTGGCGGTGTACCACCTCAGAACCTGCACCTCTCGGACGCGTACTGGGCTGTCGCGCCGGTGGTCGGCGTCTCAGTCGGCTATGGGCGCGTGAGCGTCGCAGCGCGGCACTATTTCACCGGTCTCAACTCAAGGAACCGAAATGTGCCGCCATTGTGGAACGACGTCACGACGATTGAGTTGAAGGTGAAGTTCTGACGGGGACGGAACTTACGTGCTGATGGCGCAGTATCGGGCGAACGGTGTTTGGATGGCTTCCTGCGGAGGATTCGTGGATTGCGATAAAATGCGCGCAGCAAATATTTCCAATGCGCAGAAAAATCTAACCGAAAGGTGGAGAAGGTCCATGGATCTGGGGCATCAGAATAACAGTGCGGACCGCCGCATGCCATCGCTCGATGGCCTGCGCGGGATCGCAGCCTTGGTAGTGGTATTCGGCCACGCGATGCTGACGCAACCGTTTTTTTGGGTTCTTAACTTCGGCCCTTTTGCCGGCCATTCGACTAACTATGACTGGCTGCGCACAACCCCACTTCGATTGCTATGGTCCAGTGACAAAGCGGTTATTCTGTTCTTTGTCCTAAGTGGGTTTGTATTGGCTTTGCCGTGGATAAACGGACGCCAGCGTCCATATTCGAGCTTTGCGATTTCTCGCCTGTGCCGGATATATCTACCGTACTGCGCAGCCATGCTATTCGCCGGCATATTTGCCGTTGCATTGGGTGGGCAGCGGATACCGGGCGCCAGCGATTGGGTGAATGTCTACGGTTGGGCGAACTACATTTACCGTCCGACCATTCCGAGCACTATCCTCATGCTGGGCAACGATTACAGCACATGGCTCGACAACGTTACATGGTCGCTTGTCTGGGAAATGCGCGTATCGCTCCTGTTCCCCCTGCTTGTGATCCCTGTCATCCGCTGGGGCTTGCGTGGCGCAGTTATTGTGGGCGCTGGATTGTGGGTTGCATTCTCTCTTAGTCAAGCGGCAGATACAAAATTCCCGTTCGCCTCCTACATCCTCGGACACCCACACGACACGTTCTATTTCGCCGCATTTTTCCTGATCGGTATCGTCTTGGCGCGATACCGCGATGTGCTTACAGATCTGGCCTCTAAGGGTAAGGGGCTCGGATCGATAGCGCTCGTCATCGCGGGTTCATGGGTTTGGCTGCACAATTGGACAATTCAACCCGAGTTCATGAAGGCACTCGGAGCAGCGCTGTTTCTCGTGGCTGCGGCATCAGACGGACTGCCGCGCAAGCTTCTAACCACGATTCCCGTCCAATGGCTCGGCCGCGTCTCCTATAGCCTCTACCTCATCCACGTTCCGATCATACTTATCGCAGAATATCTGCTGTATCCGAGGCTATCTCACGTTGCCATTGTGGGCGTCGCCATTCCAACGGCACTCCTCGTCGCGGAACTATTCCATCGCTCCATTGAGCGGCCAGCGCACGAACTCGGGCGCTATCTGGTCCAGCGGAAAGCCGCCCCAAAAAAACAAGGCATAGAGGCGGCGTAATCGCCAGCGTTGAGGCTATTTACGTGGGACTGAAGGTCGTTCCATTCCATGTGTGGCCGATGTTTGGATAGCCAGTCGTCCCCGTAGATTGGACCAGCACCATGCCCTGGGGCGGCTGCCATTTCGAGGTATCGCCATCCCACATGATTGCGTTCGTTACGACACCGTTTTCAACTATTGCGTAAGTATTCATGTTAGATCGTCCCGTATTCTTCGATGATGCAAATACCCTGACTGCCTGCGCCCCCTGCAAGTTGCACGCCGCTAACGGTCTGATACACCCCCCCACCGCCCGCGCCAAATCCCGTTGCCGCCTGTCCGTTTACTGCCGCTGAGGACGCACTGCCGCCCGAACCGAGCAGCGAGTTGCCGCCGACACCACCATAACCGCCGGCATTGCTAAACGCGACCGATACTCCGCCCGCACCACCTGTGATTTTCAGATAACCACTACCCGTTGCCGCCGCACCGCCGTTGCCGCCTACCGATGCTGGCGCAGTGCCTTGGAACGCTGCCGCCCCCGAACCGCCAGCGCACGACATCAAGCCGCCAAAAGACGACGTCCCGCCCGCGTTAGTGCCGTTGGCGACCGCCGCGCCCCCCGCACCGATGGTGACGGTGACGCCGCTGAAGCCCGACGTGAAGAAGCCTTCCTGATATGCACCTGGGGTGCCACCCGAGCCGACCGCGATTTGTGACGAACTATTCGCTGGCGTCCCGGCGCCGCTACAGCCTCCGCCCTGCAGTTTCACCTTAACCGCTGTCGTACCCGCGCCTGCGTTATAAGTCTGCGTGGAAGTGATCGTCGTGATGCGCAGCAACCGTCCGGTAGCCTGCCCAAGTTGAAGCGCATGCTGGCTCTGCGTGGCGGGGGGGATTTGGAGGGCGTCATTGAGCACGTTGGTGCCGTCGCCTCGCACCCATGCAGCACCGCCTTGCGCGATCGTAAGCGGCGTGCCCGATGCAGTGAGCAACTGCGTCGTGAATGCGCCAGTCGTGCTATTGACGACGTACCACATGCCGACGAGCTTCGGCATAGTCAACTGAACGTTACCGGTCAGCGTGCCCGTCAGAACGATGATCGGCTTCGAGAACTGCGCCGGCGTCATCGTGACGTTTGCATTCGTCAGTGCGATCGACGTCGCGCCATAGGCATCGATCGGCGCCCAGTTAGCCGCGCTGCCGTCCGTCGCGTCCGGGTTCGTCGTGTTGTTGTCGGCAAGGTTGAACCACATCCCGTCGTTGGTCGAGTTGATCAGTACGGCGCCCTTCGGATAGCCGCCCACCGACGTCGAGAATGCAGAGTCCCACTTAAAGTTGCCGCCGGCCGATTGCCATTGCTGGATGGCCGTGACCAGGTTCAGGATGCCGTTGAAGTCCGCGCCAGCAGGCGGCACGCCACCCGATGCGAGGGGCGTGAAGGTGAGCGGCGGAAATCCATCCGTGAGCGATGCAGCGCCGGGCGTAATGCCGATCTGCGATGCGGTCGGAATCGTGTTCTTCGTGCCGCTGTTTGCGAACGGAAGCGGAACCTTCGACGGGATGTTTGAGGCTTGCATGTATATCCTGGCAACAAAAAAGCCCGCCGAAGCGGGCTTGATGCGGAATGGATGAGAGTCAGGCTGCGTTCAGCAGGCCAGTCGATTGATTGAAAAGCGTGCCGTGGCCAAAGTTTTGGTAGATCCCGGCCTCTCGAAATCCGAATGTGGTCGGGATATCCACCTGCAGGATCTTCGCGTTCACTGCCGCAGGTCGAGGCACTGCTCCCGACTGCGTGAGAATTGCGATCTCGTACGGAAGCAGTGCGAACTCAAACGTGAAGCGCATCTGCATGCCGCCCGTATCGCTGACATAGCAACGCCCGCGACCGGCAAACAGGTTTTGTAGAAGCTGATTCAGGCTGCGTGCCGTGCAACTCGAGATATTCGCCAGCGCCTTCACCAGAATCAGCGTGCGATACGCGGAGTCAGTCAGGGTGTAGGTGTTCGTTGCCGGAGTCCCGCTATAGAACGGGGCTTGCCCGAACGGCTGATAGTTCAAGCCTTCTTTGTAGCCGAGATATGCGGCTCCGGCGGGAATCGTGAGTTGGCGGGATACTCCGACAATCTTGCCCCAGTAGTCCAGCCCAAACCCGACAGCGGTATCAACATCCCAAACCATTGAGAAGAACAGGTCGAGATCGGCGCGCGGATCGATGTACTGATTGAAATTGTTGATCAGCTGCGTGATCGTCGCGCCGTTTCCGTACTGACTGAGGATCGTCTGCTGTACGTTCAGCATGGTTACACCAGCGTTACGGTTATGTTCGCCGCCGTGACGGTCGGAGTCTGGTTAATGCCAATCGTCAGCGACGAGAGGTTCGCCGTCGTGGTGCCAATCAGGATCGACAGAATCGAAACATTGGTTCCGATGGCGGCGACTGGAGCGTAGAACCGGCTCGCGAAGATCGTCGACCCGATACGCGCTCGGGGGCCGCCGTCTCCACCCGCGAAGGCTGAGATGATCGCGTTCTGCACGAGCGAAATGATGTTTGACGGCAGGCTCGCACTGTTGGCGATCTGCACCGCAAAAAGGATCGGCTGCGCTGCGGGAACCTGATAGGTGACGTTGTAGGTCGGATATGGGATGTTGTACCCGCTTGTGTCCGTGACTACGACCGTCGTATTGCCGTTGTAGTCGGCCCCACAATCCTTTTTCAGCCAGATCGCATTAGCTATGTCGGTGGACGCTCCACCTACAACCGCGACATAGATTGAATGCGGTGCCAGCGGAAACCCGCCGACTGCCGATGTCATCGTTGTCGAGCTCGCCGTCTGGCTGATACCCACGGTATAGGTCCCGGTACCGCCCGAACCCGTCCCCAGCGCAGTGATGATCGTCCCGACTGCCACGCCCGTTCCGGTCACCATCTGGCCAACGGCGATCGTTCCCGAGGTCATTGCCGTAACGGTCAGTGTCGTCGTCGCAATGGAACCCGTGAAGACGGCACCGCTCGTTACGCTCGTCGTGTTTTCCGAGGCGTAGACATCAAGCACCCCAGAAACTGCGAAGACATTCGCATAGATCGACGGCAGCGAGCCTTTCCCGTTCAACGCGACCGACTGTTTGCGGCGAAACTCAAAGGCCGATCGGCTCTCAACGTTCTGGCCAACAGTACCGGAAACCAACGTTGCCGTATCCCAGCCAACGATCGTCTTGTAGATCGAGACCGACGCCGGCACCGCAGTGGGTCCAGTGACCGTGCATGCAAACGACAGTGCGATCGATCCGCCAGAGGGGATCGTGCCTGCGCCGGTACAGGAATAGATATTCCCGTTTGGATCGGAAACGAGAGCACCAACCGGGATCACCGTGCCCGCTAGTCCAACACACGTGACCTGAAGCGTGGTCGGCAGGGCGGGGTTGCGGTCGAGAAAATAGATCCGCGCAATGGCATCCTGCATCCTGCCGTCAGCCAGATCCGGATTGATGTTGTTGACGTACTGGGCCAGCAACGCGTTCTTGTCGCCGATGATAGCAGCCATGCTCTGCGCGAGCTGACCCTGCGGCGTATTCAGTGCAGGATTAACCCCGCCACCAAACGCAGCATTGATGTCCGCCTGAACGCCCGTGAGAATATCGGCTTCCGCGGGCAAAACGAGGCCCGTCGTGCCGAACTGCACATCCGGCACGCTTGTCGTTATCGTCATGAGAAGCCCTAGAAACTAATGTTCTGCGATTGCCCGGTTGTATCGATGACTTCGATGGTTCCGGTAATCGAGCGATTGGCAAAGCCGGTAATCAGGCACCTGGCCTGCACTACATCGGGCACCGTGAGCGCCTGCTGCTCAATCAGCGATTTGATAAGCGACACAGGCGGCCACTGTCCCAGCACTTGCTGGAAATAGGGAATGCCAATGGTTGTGTCGTACCAGCACTCACCAATGAACGTTTTCACAGCGCTCGCGACGTCCTGCGCAATGCTGTATGGCTCGTCGGCGAGCGCGATGTTGCCCGAGGCATCGAGAACGAGATCCCAGGCCGTGCGGTCCAGAAGAAGTGTTTTCATCAGTTCGGAGGCCCTGTGTTGCCGCCTTGCGGATCGCTGTGAGTGTGCCCCTTCAGGCTCTTTCCGCCGCCAACCACATCCGTGGTGACGGTTAGCGTGCCGCCCATCGTTGCGTTGCCCGCATTCGATCCCTGACCCTGCTGCAGGGCGCCGTTAAGCACGATAGCTGGCGCGTCTACTTCGACGGTTGGTGCGGCTAGCGTGATCTTCGTTGGCGAATTCAACGTGATTCCACTGGTCGAAAACTGTACATACTGGGTCGGAGCACCATTCAGGACGCCGCCGATGTACAGGCCATCCGCCATATCGAAACGCCGCTTTGATCCTGGCGTCGACTGAGCCTTGCTGGTTTTAACCGCAGAAATGTCATGATCCGCGAATAGACAGATGCCAATATCATTGACCTGCGGATCGATGATGACCGCGTTCGTGCCACCCTGAAGCCTGAAGTACGGGACGTTGTGAATCACTCCATGCGGCATCGCGTTGTTGTTGCCGTCAACCTGATTGACGAGAGGCAGAACATCAACGAATCCCACGGGAGAGACCCCACCCGAATTCGTGACGCCTTTGATCTGCACCAGCGTAGCCGTGCTGACCTGGCTTAGGATTTGGCGGATCAGGAAGGCATGCGCGTTGTAATCGGATGTAGATGACGACGGGTCTTGCGCGCCCTTGTAACCGAGTTCCGTCGTCATTGAGAAGTCAATCCTGTATCAGTGCCTGGATAGCACTGGATTTGCGTGAACCATGAACCGCCCGGCTGCTCGCTCTCAATCGCGTGATTGATGTTGAATACCGTCCAGATCCCGTTCGCCATCTGCACCGAACTCTGCACCTGGATCTGGCCGCCAATCTGGATGTTCGGATTGAACGGTATCGTTACCGTCAGTCCGTTACTCGCGAACGATGGATAACCAACAAGGCCCGTTGCAGGGGAAATCACCGGAATGCCGCCGGCTCGAGCGCCGTTCTTCGGCCAGATGGAGAGCGTGCTGCGGTCCAATGCGAACCGGATATCAGCGGCCCGCGCGCATGCCTGAACCTGCTGCCATGCTGTTCCCGGAAGATACGGATTCGATAGTTGGGCAGTCACACCGTTGTTCTCGAAATTGACGCCCATCGTCTTCGCGAGGCCGGACATAATGGTTGCCACGTCCGCCGATCCCTGAAAGCTGATCGGCTGAACCGGTTTGACCGCTTCAAGCAATCCAGCGAATCCGGTCACGTTGAACGATACTTCCGGTGCGCCCTGGTAATCGCCCCATGCCTCGTTGATCGTGCCCACATAGATTTCGCTCAGCCCCGTGACGTTGTCGCCAGCAGAAATCGAAATCGTGTTCCTGGCGCGGATCGCGCTATTGATCGGCCCGATGGTCGTCAGCGTATTGATCAGGTCATTCCTCAGGCCGTACATGCGCATCTGCAGCGCGCCCATTGACTCACCACCGGCGCAGCCGATATTGACGACTGTTCGATGATTGGTCAGCGTGACCTGATTTGATCCGTCTTCCCCAAACTGACCTTGGCCCAGCGTGATCTGGACGCTGATCTGTTTGTGCGTGAAGCTCATAGGTCGGATTCTGCAAGGTAAACCAACAGGTAACGTGTGCCAAAACCGCTATTGGTCGGGTCGCTCGTACCTTGCGTGTCATAGAAGGCAAGATCACCAACGAAACCGAGATAGTCCTCGCGCACCAGCAACACGCGATCCCGGCAAATCACGCCTGTCATGATTGGCGCGTTATTGACGTACAGGTCGAGGAATACCCCGGTCGACTTCTCGTAGACGTTGATCTGGCAATTCTGCGAAGACAGCAGGACAGTCAGCGACTGAGAAGGCATCGCGGAGAGTGGTATAACGAGCATGGCTAAACCGGTGTGGGGCCGAACAGGGTTGCCTGGGTGGCCGTAGGACTTGCCGCCTGGACCTGGCCGAAGTTGTACGGGCTGACCGCCCCTACGCTATTTGTCTGGTTCGCACTGATCGCATTGGTATTCGAATACATGGCCAGCGCAATCTGGCGAATCTCCTTCAGCCAGAGATCAACCACCAGCAGACCCGCGCCGTTATGCTGCTCGCGACGATAGTCGTAATGCTCAATCGTGGCGCTCAGGTAGGTCGCGTCCGGTGTCACGACGCTATACAGATTCAGCGACTTGAATGCCGCATCAATCGCCGTCAGGAAGGCCGTGCGCGCGACTTCGTTCTGCCCGCACGATAGGCGAACACGCACGTCATAAGGTGTTGCCACCTTGTTGTATGACGCAAACGAACCCTGCTCAACTGGATAGTCCGATACGCGTGACTCGTTGCGATATTCAACACCGAGGAAAGAGTCGGCAATTGCAACGGGGTTCATGCTGGCATCGTAGACACCCCACCGCGGCGCGAGAAAGTTCGCCAGGGATCCGAACTTCTCGACCGTCGCAATGGCTCCCGAGACCGCCGTGCCAATGTTCGAAATATTGCGAAACAGCGGGGGAACGCCGGAGACGTTCGGCACATTGGGAAACAGGATATTAGGCATCAGCTAAGCCCCCTGTTTGCCTGAGGAACGATCATCGGATGCTTCGAGAAGGCAACCTGGGCATCCCGCGCGATACCATTCGCATCTGTTGCCTGCGTCTGGATTGTGACTTGCTGGATGTTCACTTCGCTCGTTGACGACCCCGCTCCGCGACCGGAAACAGACATGCGCGCGTTCTGCAAAGCCTGCGTCATCTGAGCCACCGAGATTGAGGCCTTGTTGTTGCCAACGCCGGCATAGTGGCTCAGTCCAGTATCGGGATCTGCCACGCTTGCCCATTCCATCGATGCAGCCTTGATCGCGGCGCCGATGTTGCTGCTCCTGCCGTTGATGAAATCGCCGATCGCCTTGCGTTTGTTGTTGACAAGGTATTGCTCGAAAATCTTGTCCTGCGTTCCCTTGTCAAATTTCTCGTCGCCCTTCAGACCCATCGCCTTGACGGCATCGGACAGGGTGCTACCGATCAGTTGGTAGCGACCGGCAGCGTTGAATTTTCCGGATTTTTGGGCGGCCATTACTTCGGCGACGGTCATGCCGGCGAGGTTTTCGGTTCCCGCCTTGTAGCCACCGCGCGCGCCGCGATTGACGCTGTTGTAATCACCTTCACCCTTCGAGATCAGGGCGCCGAACGCCGACTCGGCGATTCCCTTGCCAGCCTCCTTCACAACTTGTTTCACACTAGCAACGGTTGATGCAACTGTCTGCGCGGACGCAGCGGGCGCTCCATTCCCCGTGTTGAAACCATATGGCGCACCCGAGCCCGTTACGCCCAGCACGGATGATCCCGAGCCCGATGGGCTATTGATCTTCCCCACAATGTCTGACGCTTTCGAGTTCGTCAGCTTATTCCACACTGTGCCGAGAAAATCGCCCGCCGACATATGGGCGGAAGCAGCCAGCCAATCACCTTTCTTGACGTCTTCCTGACCTTTCTTTGCATCCACATCGGGAAGACCGGCCGCCTTGGCGACTTCAAGCCCAGTCATGGCGGCGGCACCAGCGACGCCCAATTTTCCGAGAACGCCCAATGCGCCCTTGCCAGCCCCGCCGCCGATTATCGATAGCGCCGAGCCAACCAGCTTCAATGCCGCAGCCAGCGATGTAAATGCGACCGCTGCGGCGGCAATCTCCGGATGTCGGCTCATCAGTGCTATGAGCTTGGTAATAACCGGCAACACATCAATCAGGACCGCATTGGCGATGCCCTGAAATTGAGTCTTCAGGTCAGCCCATTTGGCATTAACTTCAGCCAGCTTCTTGATCTGGTCATCGTTGAGGCCCAGCAACTTCTGCTGGGCGGCGACCTGCGTTTCCAGTGCTTCCGGCCCTGCCTTGAGTACTGCGAACTGGGCGTCACTCAACCCCATCTGCTGGGCGCGAGCCCTGGCAAGTGCGGGGTTGATCGCATTTAGGCGGGCGAGGACGCGCGATTCCTCGAGGACCATTTCGCGAGGGCCTTTCAGCGCCTCGTTAATATTGCCCCCCGACATGGCAAGGCCTTTCAGCGCCTCACCCATGCCCTGGCCAGTCTTCAGCTTGCCGATTTCCGTTGCAGCCGATGTAAACAGACTCGTCGCATCGGCTGCGGACGCACCGGCGCGCTCAAACGTCTTCTGCCACGCCTGCACATTGGTCGCAGACATCTGCAGATTGCCGGCGAGATTCTGAAGCTGCGCGCTTGATGCCAGCGTGTCAGAGATGAACGCCTTCAGCCCCTTGCCGGCGGTAAAGATCGCCAGCACCGAGAGTGCTTCAGTCTTGATCGAGGCAAAGAACTGTGCGGCCTGCTTGCCGCGAGCTTCCATCTCCTTGGCTGCGCGGGTCGCCTCGCTCGATGTGTCCTTCAGCGTTTTTTGGACCTGAGCCGATCCCTGCTTGAACTTCGATGCGTCAAGCCCGAACGTAACTACCAGAGCGTCGATGATAGTTGCCACAATCAATCCTTTATTTCATTCAGGACGCTCTCGTTGTAGCCATCAACAATCGCGATCTCAATCAGGTCCCACATGTCTTCCGAGCCGTAGACCGTATCGAGTTCGTGCAACGTTGCAAGGCGCCGCGAAACGAGCAGGCCGATGGAGCGCGGAACGTTCGCATAGTCGATCAGTTTCGCGCTACCGGGAGGCCCGCCAACTCCTAGATCGAGCCGGCGCCTTTCGGAAAAAAACTCATATGGAGCTTGAACAGCTCGATGCGAAGTTTCAGGCGCGTCGTGACTTCTTCAATGTCGTCTTCAATCAGAACGCGGGTCACGCCAGGCTTTGCCGGATCGGGAAGGATGGAGATGCACTTGAACATCTCTTCAATCAGAGGTTCCGCCTTTTCCCAAGGCAGACCGCCGAACGCCTGAACACCCAGACGCGCAACGCCAGCCAGGCCGGCAGTCACGATGTCATCGGGCACTTCGACGCCAGACGCCGCGAGAGCGGAAAGAGCGCGTAATGCCCAGCGTTCCGCCTGCGACGCCGGCATTTCCGTCAGGATGAAGACCTTGCCCTTGTCGCGACCTTCATCCGTCACCGTATAAGTAAGGGTTTTCCGTGCCATTAAATCGGTGCGCCTATGATGGTTTCCCAGGTGATCGAAAACTTACGCGGCTGCAATACTTTCTTCGCGTCTGCGATCGGCATATAGCTCGTCAGGATGCCGTTGGTCATGACGAACGACTTGCTGACACTAGGCAATCTGACGATGCCGCTACAGAAAAACACTTCTTTCGCGGCCTGTTGCGATGCCTGCCAGATGTCGAAGATCAGGTTGGATGCGCTGTCAGCCTGCAAGGAAATGTTCTGGCGGATCGGAACGGGCGTATAGCCAGCCGACAGCTTTCCGTCGACGCCCATCAGGACTTCGGCCGGCGTGATCGCTTCGGTATCGAAGACGTCGTCAGCAGCAAAGCCTTGCAACTGTTGGGGCACGGGAAACAGGCCGGTAACCGCCAGCATGAACACTGCGTTAGCAGAGGTAATCGTGGACATTCAATGCTCCAAAACAAAAACCCGCCGAAGCGGGTTCTGTTGATTTAGTGAGGTCGGTTACTGGACTACGATGCTTGCGAGATTCAACTGCTGAACTGCGCCACCGTCCATGTACCAGAGGGTCATCGGAGGAGATTGGCGGGCGCCGCGGACCTGGGCCGTCGCAGCCCGGATCTGCAGATACCAGCCGCGCGAGCTCAGCGTCGAGTCGATCGCGATGCCGGCTGCGTTGTTAACCTCTGCGATCTGCAGGGCAGACAGCGGAACGCCGGCGCGGATTGAGCCGAAGTTCAGCGCCGCATTGATCGGATCGGCGCACGCCGCAGAAATCAGCGCATAACCGGAGTCGTTGTATGGGACCGACGTCACCTGCGTGAGTAGCGTCATCAGCGCCAACTGGAGAGCGTTGTTCATCCAGATTTCGTTGATGTACTCATCGAGCCACGTGAACTTGCCGCCTACCGAGCCGTTATAGAAGAACGTGAAGCCCTGATTGGCAGTCGCATACGCGCCGTAGAACGAATAACCGTTCGCAATCAGCGTGTTGCCGGTCGTCTGATCGGTTACCACTGCCGACAGACCGCTTTGTGACTTGAACGCGAATGTGATACGACCATTCGTGCGCGTGAAGTCGATGGAGGCGATCGAGCCGAGAATGAAGGCGGCGATCGGCGGGAGCATCGCAGCAAGCGTTGAGCCAACTGCGGCTGCAGCGGCTGCATTGCCGCTGATCGGCACCGAGCCAGAATACGAGTTCGCGATTACTTGCGCGCCGAAACAGGTCGTGTTGCCCGGAACGATCGCGTTCGAATCTGTATCCCAGCAGATGTACGCGTAGCGGTTGTTCGTGCCGGCGGTCCAGGTTGCGAACGAAACCTTGTCGGCAAGTACCGGCTCGAACACCGTCATGAACGCTGCCCAGTTCTGGGTCAGCAAAGTGATTGCGTTCATCGCGCCAGCAGGCGTCGCAGCAACTGCGCCCTGCGAAAGCACTGCGCCCGTCGCGGACGTCAGATTCAAGCCCGCCGACAGAGTGCCGGTCGCAAACGTCATCGTGGAGGTCGCGCCCGTCGTCGTGGACGTGAACACGAACGCCGAAAGCTGGCTGTTGTACGTCACGGTCGGGCCAGTAGTGAAAGCCGCCGCGATGATCGTGGCCGCGTTCGAAAAGCTGGTCGCTGACGACAGGTTGATATTGCTCGAGGTCTTGACCGTGCCATCAACCGTGATCGTCAGAACGCCCGACAGCGCTTGCAACTGCGTAAGCGTCAGCGATGCCAGCGAACCGCTACGCAGATATGCGCTAACGGGTGCAGTCGGGTACTGATAGAACAGCAGATTGCCGGGCTTCTGGGTCGAGTTGTCGAACCCGTTGAAATAGTTCTGCGCCAGACTGGCTTCGGTCGAGAGGGCGCCGAAGAAGTTGGCGACAGCGGTATAGCTGGCAAACGGCTGAACGGTGCCGATGGGAATCGACGCGTTGGTCGTCAGCATGAGTCCATTGAGGACAAGCGCAGACCCGCCGGCAGATATAACGCCAGGATTTACGCTAACTATCGCCGAGGCGGGAATCGTCATTTTTGCTCCACAAATGAAAAAGCCCGCGCGCGGCGGGCCTCGAAAACGAAAGGGGGACTGCTTTTAAGCGGGATACGTCACATCGACGTTGGTGAGACCTATGCTCAATACGGCGGCGAATTGCTGGGGCACAGTGATGATGGGGTTGCACTGCATGACGACATCGATGACGTATCGCTCTTCGATCTGCTGCTCTCCATTGAGAAATGGAACCTGATGTGCGTTATCCGCATAGAGCGGCTGCACATCGAAGCCAGAAGAGAGAAAAGACTGCACCGCGTAATCGTCGCGGAATGTCGTCGTTATGATCGCGGCATTGTCCCCGGAGGCCGGCCCGTGCACGTCAAGCTGGATAGTCACCTTGGTAGGCTGAAGCAAGGATTTACCGCCGCATGCCAATGTTTCACTTGAGACAGTCTGTGATGGGCTGACGGTGTATGTCCCGACACCGCCGCTTCCTGTGCCCAATGCGGTGATCGTCGTGTTCGCAGCGACGTTGGTTCCAAACAGTGTCGCGCCAGGGCTGATGGTGCCGAGGCTCATCGCTGTGACGGTCAAGGTGGTTCCGATTATGGAGCCAGTAAAGGCGCAGTCCTGGAACGTATCGACGTTTGTGCTGAGACGATCGCGCAACATCGGCGTCATCGTGACGAAATTGGCACCTTGTGGCTCAGGCACCCGATTGTCCTGCCCGCGGATTACTTCCGTTCCGGCCGGCAAGACAGATAGCAGGTAAGTGCGCAGCGCCGTTAGCGTCTGCACTTCGGTGAGGCTGATAGATGGCATGTCAAGAACCGTTCTGTTTTACTACAGCCACCTTGGTCCAGCCATCCTGGAAGCCCCAGTTCTCCAGCACACAAACGATGAGCCAGACCGACCCATCGCCCAGCGTGACTAGATCGCCACCTCGTCCATCGGGGCGCGCGATACCTTCCCATGTGCCATTGATGTACATCGCCCGCTTTTCGCCGTTGATGTTCAAACCATCGACCTGCACCAGATCGCGGTATGTCATCGCCTGCATCTGCACCTGCACACTGACGGGCGACGCATACGCCGGCTGACGGTCGCCGTCTGGACTCGTCGCGTACCCTTGGGAAGCCTGGATAGAGGCTGTTACCCAAGGATTGACTGCGGCGACGTAGTTGCCGACGATTCCGGAGAGGTTCATAGCATCAGTTATTGAACGCGATGTCGAAAAGTTGACCGACCACGTCGTTAGCTGCGCCCGTCGTCGGGCTCGCGCCCGTGATGGTGATGTTGATCACGCCGTTTTCCGCGGCGGTCAGCAGCGTTGGGGCGGCCGTGCCAAGGTGCGTAGCGCCAGCCACAACCTGGGCGTTTGTACCGATCTGCGTGTTGGAGCCGTTGGCACCGTACTTCTGGATCTGGACAGTCGCTGTCCATCCGCCACCGTTGGTCGTTGCGACGCCAGAGTCGGCGATCAACGTGCCGCCAGCCACAGCAGCGCCCACGGTTTGCGTCGTGGTGCCCCACCAGATCTTGATGCGCTTGTTGTTCGCAGTCGATGCAAACTTGCCAGCAGCGGTGACTGTGATCTGTCGTCCTGCGGCATCCATCGCATTGGCGGGAAGCGCGTACGTGAACAGCACATCATCAGTCGTGTCTGCGCCATTTCCCAGGCCGGCGGCGCTGACCTGTACGCTCGCATTGCCGCAGCTACGGACGAATCCTGGCGTTGCAGCCGATCCACCCTGGATAGCGCCAGACGAGAGAGCGGTGCCATTCGAAGAAAACGGCAACTGCACGTCGCCAAGTGAAGAACTAAAAACGGGGATGCCCATGAGGTGGATGCTCCTTAAGATTCGTTGACTTCGGAATCGACGCTGTTCTGCATGTGAGCGGAATCGACTAGAGGCTTGTCAAACCCCTTCTTTGCAACAGTCGATTTGGCATTCGACGGATCGCTGAAATCTCGGATTGACTCCTGCAACTGGTCGGCGACATGCTTGCCAAGCCTACCCAGCGCAACTGCTGAGTCGTAGTCGGCGGCCTTGATGATCTTGCCAAGATCGGCCGGCCATTCGCCCTTGTGCTTCGCAATCATCCCGCGGAAGAATGGTCGCGCTGGAATATCGATCGTGTATTCCTCGACGTGATGCGTGGTCGAGAAGTTTGCCTTGTCGGCCTTCACGAACTGACCATTCTTGTTGAACGTGCCGTCAGCCTTGATGCTTCGGTTGATCGTCACGTCATGCGCGGGCACAGTCGCAGTCCCGCCGTACTCGTTGATGGCCGCGATCTGAGCGACTGGCGTGCCATCCGGATAGGTAGCACCCTCAAGAAAGCCGACATTGACCGTATTAGCCTTGCCGACCTTCTCGGCGATCTCGCGTAACTTCGCCTCTAGCGCGGCCCCGCCGGAGAATGTCTGCGTTGCCATCAGTGACGACCAAAAGGTGAGTACGGGTCCATGTTGCGTTCGTGGCCGTGGACATACCGGAAGGTCCGGAACTGAGCCATCGCCTGCCAGGCCGCTGCGCCGTACTTAGTTTGCGTAAACCACGCCATGGAGCCGGGCACTTGCGTTGCGTATTCGGTCTGAACCGACACGCTGCCCTGCGTCGCGTTGCTGATCCGCCCGACCAGCGGTGAGGATGGCTGGAAATTGAGCGGAGCATTCAGCGCGGCAATGTGCGCCGTCACCATGTTCAAAATCATGTACCGCTGGCCGCCTACGCTGTCATCCGTAATCGGGCTGCATGCCGTGTTGTCGACGTATAGGGTCGCCTCAGAAAAATAGGCGGCTGCCAATGGCTGCGCTACATAGGTGGCAAGCTCAGGGTAGCGAGTGCTCCAGCCGGCGTAATCAAACACCACGGCAGCCATGATCAGCTCTTCGGCGACAGGTCGGACTTCTGGATACCCTTCGGCAGCTTGGCCGGGTCCAGGCGCTCAAGACCGGATTTCACAGTCTTCTTGTCCTTCGCTTCAGCTTCCGCGTTAACGGGCTTTTCGTGCGCGAAGATCAGGCCATTTCTGACCGCGTCGAGTTCCTGATTCTGGGTGAGCCACGCATCCCAGAAATCCTTGTCGACGTTCGGTGTCAGAGCGAAGCCGCCGATGATCGGGGCATTCGGTGCCATGTTTTGTGCGTGCGACCAGCCCTTGAGGGTGATGCGGTGGGGGCGTTCGCGCGCAACCTTGACGGCGCGGTATCCGCCACCCATGACGGGCTCTTGCGTTTCGACCATGTCGAACACGCGCAGGACGAGGCCAGCGGGCAGCTTGCAGGCAACAGTTACGGTTCCAGCCATGTGACTTCTCCAGAAAGGTTCTTTTGAAAAAGAGAAAGGCACCCGGATTTCTCCAAGGTGCCCTTCTTGAAAGGCCGCCGCGAGGCGACCCCTGGATTGCTTTGGTCGATCAGACGCCAACCATCTGCGAGATCGCGAACGGCTGACGGATCACCGCGCCCCACGAGCCTTGCGTCATCTTCTGTTTGAACGACGACAGGTCGCGAACGATGACACCGCCGCGGAGCTTCTCATTGAACGCGCAATAGCCCGAATCCTGACCTTCGACTTCGTCGGCGATCAGTTGAACCACTTCGCCAGCGGCCGAACCTTGCGGGTTCTGCGTCGAAAGTGCGCCATACTGAACGGCAGTCTTCACCGTCAAGCCGGGGAAGTTCTTCTTGAGCAGGTCCGACACGTTCACATTGAACGAGTTCGTAGCCGTCAAAGCGACTTCCGAAACCGGCGACATGGCCAGCGTCATCTTCGACTTCTGGTCGATGTTGCCCGACGACTGAATAACCAGCTGGACGAACAGCGCCTGAATGTCTGCGTAGACTTCGTTGGCCGTCGCATTGATGACGCCATTGTTGATCCACTTGACGCCGCCAGCGGCTTTCGTTGCCGGCGAAATCGGGGCGGTCAGGCTCGGATCGTTCAACAGGCCATAGTTCTGCAGGCCTTGCACGCCGTAGAAGTACGTCAGGTTCTGGAACTTGTTCAGGTTGATGATGGCCGACCGCTTGAGTTCAGCAGCCCAGCCAATCTTCGCCAGACCCGCACGTTCCATTTCCAGCTCGCCGTACTCGACGACGGTCTGGTACAGATACGCTTCGCGTTGCGGGAAGTTCGTGTTGGCACCCGACTTGCCATCCGCCGAGAAGTCGCCATAGCTCGACACCTCACCGGTATGTTCCACCACCGGGAACATCGCGACTGCATCGACGAACGAACCCTTGCGGGCTTCACCGAAGATGTCGGCCGCTGCGTTCTTTGCGGTCAGGATGTTCAGGATGTCGGCGTCGACGAACGTCGTCAGGAACGACGGGATTCCGCTGTTGGGCGTCGTGACCAGGGCCGGCTGGGCGTCCATTGCCATCTGGAAATCGGACTTCCATTCCGGCTTGATAAAGTCCACCGCACCGGGGAAGGAAATCCCCCAGTCGCGCTCGAAAACAGCCAAATCTTGATTGCGTTGCATGATTGTTCCTTTGGCTTAGCCGAGGAGATACGTGGACATCTTGACGAGCTCGCCGGGTGCACCAACGGACAGAGCAACCCACTTCGTTTGCGTGCCGGCCGCGACAGTGATCGCGGTCGACGATGCGGTCTGGCCGATGCTGACCGCATACGTTCCCGTACCGCCCGTGCCAGTGATGAAGCCCGAGATGAACGTGCCTGCGGTAACGCCCGAACCGCTGATCGGATCACCGACAGCCAGCGTGCCCGACGAAACGGCGGTCACCGTCATCGTGCCGCCCGAGCCCGTGATGGTCGTGCTCGCGACGTTCTGCGCGATGTTCACGATGTACGTGCCCGTACCGCCCGTTCCCGTGCCAAGCGCCAAGATCTGCGTGCCAGCGGCGACGCCGGTGCCCGTGATCGTCTGGCCGACTGTCAGGACGCCAGTCGTAACAGCCGAGATCGTCAGCGTCGTTCCCGAGATCGAGCCCGTGAACACGTTGGCCGCGATCGAACCCGTCACGCTTGCGCCCGTGAAGTTCGAACCAAACTGGACTGCGCCAGTCGAGTTGTTCGCGAAAGCAGCCTGACCAATCACCGAAGCCGAAGCGCCAGCGTTCTTGACCCAGAAGTCACCCGTGCTGAACAGCGTCATCTGCATGCCAGCCGGCACAACCATCGAGTTGTCGGCGAGGAACTGCGTGATCAGGGCTTGTTGACTGCGAGCCACGAAGCCGGTCGGCGCACCACCACCGAAGTTGCTTACGGTGCGGTTTTGCGCGTCAGCCCATGCGAAGAGGCCAACAGCACAGCCATTCGGGCCAGCCACGAAAGCACCCGGACCATTCACCACGCTCGCGCGCGGGTTGGTCGATGCGAAGTCGCCCGCGACACCAACGCCCGGCACGACATTAACTTGAGTAGGGAAACCCATTTCTTACTCCTTAGACTTTGCGAACTTGGGCGTTGGGGAAGCGATCCGCGAAGCCTTGCGGACGGCTGTCGGCAGCAATACGCGGCTGCACGACGGTGCCCGGCTTCGGTTGGGCCTGGAGGATGGCGCGGAAGGCGCTCGGATGAACGTCCGAAATGTCGACGCCCATCGTCTCGAGCGCGGTCTTGTAAACCGTCTCGGCGCTGTCGGCGGCGATAGCCAGCTTGCCGACCCACGGTTGAACCGCAGTTTCGGCATCAGCGATATCGCGCATGCGCTTCACGGCTGCGGCTTCAGCGTTCTTGACGGCGGATTTAATCGCCGCATCCATTGCAGGCTTGCTTACCACGTCATCGTCCTTTTTCGGTGCGGCTGCGGTAGCCGGGGCAGCGGGAGCGCCCGCGGTCGGGGGAGGGGTATCCATTGCCGGCTTTTCTTCCGGCTTCGCTTCTGGCTTTTCTTCCTCGTCGCCAGCGATCTTCAGGCCGCGCAGCTTGCCTTCTATGGCGCTGTAATCGTCGTCGCTGATCTTGCCTTTCAGCATCGAGCAGATTTCATCGACCGGGCTTGCATCCACTGCACCGACTTCCGGCGCCGCCATGTCGTCATCAAGACCAACGTTGTCGTCTGCGCTGTCCAGGCTGTCGAGCAGCGAGACCAGGCCTTCGAGGTCCGCATCTGCAGCCAGCTTCGGCTTGATCGCAGCGACGATGCCAGCTTTCTTGGTCAGCCAGTTCGCGGCCGTGATGCCGGCAAGGATGGGGTTAAGTTCCAACTTTGCATCGGCGGCCAGCTTCGGCTTGGCGGCCAGCAGGGCCCCCTTCGCCAGCGCTGCCTTCCGAGAAAGGGGCTTCTTGCTCATGTTTTGCTTCTCCAAAGGTTTGCTGTCGCCTACGACGACATCAGGACCAGCGCGGCCAGCGGCTACCAGTGCGACGTGATTGCCGCGGATATCACGCATGACCCCATCGAAATGGGTGCCCTGGTAGGTTCCGGGCGTCATATCTGCCCGATAGTGGTAAGCGCAGGAGATTTCCTTGCGCTCTTCGTTTTCGATGTTCTGGATAGACTTGGCATCCCAGATCACCAGACTGTTTCGCAGGTAGGGCGCTTTAAATTCAGCGTCCGTGCCCGTACTGCCAACGACGATTTCCTTGCGCGGATCGGATGCGAAGACCGGGATATGCTCCTTGCCGGTCTGCTCGTATGCGTCGATCAGCGGAATGTTGTTGAACGTCGGCGCCGCTTTCTCGAGTTCGTCGGGATCGCGAAGCAGCATGTAGACCTTGGACGGGTCAAGTCCTAGCGCCTCGCCGTCAGGTATTTCATTTCCCTGATATGGATTGACTGCCGCCTTGCTGATGTTGCTGACCTCGACATGCAGGCGTCCGTCCTGATCGGTCCGACGCACGGTGCCGCGATCGAAGGCGAGACGGTTTGAGGCATTCATTCTTGCGTCCATTGCGATTCGGGATAGAGCGGCTTTGACGCCGGGGTGCGTCGGCTCTGGTGGGGCGTTTGTCGGTGCCCACATGTAATCGGTGTGTTCGTCGTTGAGCGTAGGCGTGAAGCGCTCTGGCACATCCTGACGGAACGTCGTGAAATCGACGCCTTCGTCACTCACCAGGTGTGCGAGTAGCTTTGCCTCGCCATCCGGAGCGCTGCCGATTTCCTCAGATGCCTCGCGACGGGCGGCGTCCTGTGCGGTTTCGCCATCTTCAATACCGCCGCCGGGCAGACACCATTCGCCAGGGTGATCGCCGTCGTTTCCGCGCTTGAGAAATAGCGCATAGCCATCGGGGGCTACGAACAGCGTGCCAGCGGCCTTGACCGCTGCATCCGCATTGACAAACTCCTTACCAACTGACTCCGGGATGCCGAGCGTGCCATGCCCGTGCGCTGCGGCTTCCATGGCACGTCGCTGTCTCTCACTTGTCGCGGGCATAGATGTATACTTTCGGCACTAATTCCGAGGGAAAAATGAAGAAACTATTGATTTGCGCCGCTCTCGTTGCGGCTAATGCCAATGCCGCCGATGCGAACTATTGCTCGCAGGTCGGTTCGGTCTATCAGAACGCCGCACAGATGCGCGATCTGGGTAATCCGCCCGAAATGGCACTGGATATGACGCGGTCGTACCAACGTGTCAGCGAGAAAGAAAAGAAAGCTGCGATCAATCGCGTCTACTTCGATCCGGCATTCACCAACGCAGGCGGGACGGCGCTACAGATGCAGGTAATGCGCGCCTGCATGGGGCAAGGGCAATATCAGCCGCTGAAGTAATTAGTCGATGCCGGGGATGACAGACTGGCTTGTACACCGGCAGTTCGGGAGTTGGCCGGGCCAGATGTATTCGCCGTCGATAAGACAACCTTTTGCCGTGTCGTACAGCATTCCCTTCCCGCTATCCGCCTGACTGGCTGCGATATGGGATTGCCGTGGCTTTTTGCCGCCATGCGAGTGCCGCCATCGGGCTTGTGTGATGCCTAACTCGTTCTGGCGCGTCCGGTTGATGACCGCCGTCATCTTATTGGCCTGATCACGCGCGATAAATGCCGCACGCTTTTTCGTGATGTCGTAGCGCTTCGTCAGTTCTTCTGTCAGGTCGCCGAGATTGCGCCCCTGCTGCATCGATCGCATTACCAGACCCTCAACCTGAGTCAGGTGCTCCGATGCGATGCTGCGGATCAGTCCAACGTTCTCGCCGATAGCCGCCTGCATGGCGTTATTGATATCAGCGGTCGTCTTGAACTCAACCGTAAATCCGGCCTTCTTCAGCACATCCTTCAACTGGAGGTCTGTTGCGCCGGCCGCTTTGTCGACGAAATACTTGGCGAGGTCTTCGGAACCCTTATCGAAGTTCTTCAGCCATCGCCGCGACATTCTGTGTATCGCACGGCGCATCGCATTGGCTGGACTTCCATCGCGGAACGACTCCATGCCCGCATCCTGCGCAAGGCTCGGCGGCGGATTCGCTCTATACTGTGCCGTTATCCAGTACAGCAGCGATTTGTGCATCGCGGAAATCCAGCGATCCAACTCTTTCTGGTATTTCGCCTCTATGCCTGCATTGGGCCTGACGGGGCGCAAGACAATGTCTTTCCCTGTCGGTGAAACAAGCTTTGGCATGGAGTCGGGATGAAACAGGATATTGACGTCGATTACGTCGGCTACGACCACGAGGAAGCGCAGCGTGTCGTCGTCTACGTTGGCGAGAACGATGAGTATTCGGCGCGCTTCAATCTCTCCGACCTGCTCGACACGGAACTGGATATGTTCCTGCTGAAGAACGGCTTGATCGATAGCGCCGGCAAGCCACGATTCGACGCTATGGAACTCGAACTGACCGAGATGGTTCGCCGGATCAGGGCTATCAAGTACGGCTAGACGATGACCGATGCGCCAATGGTCGCGGTCACAGCCGGCGTCGTGCCGCCGATCGCGTACAGCACGCGCCACGTGCGCGGCAGCACTTGAGGCGACGAAACGTTAGCCGTGGTCGGCGCACCAGGATAGACAGTCAGCAGCGTGAAGCCGGTCGCGTTGATTGCTGTCGATGCCAGGATCGTGTAGTAGGTACCCGAAGCCGAATCCTTGCCCTGCACCGTGACGGTGAGCGTCGGCGACGTACCAGTGATCGCCGTCACGTTGATGCCAAGTTGCAACCCGCGACCGTTATAGTTGGCCTGGTCAGGCGAGTTGCCGCCAGTCGATGCCGCCGCCAGCGTAACCAGCGCGCCAGTATCCAGATTGCCGCTGACCGCCTGCGGAGTGCCCGCAGCGTCGAGCGACATCGGCACAACGCCCACGACCGATCGCCCAGACCCGATATTAAATTCAGCTTGCGATGTCATTCTTCATCTTCCGTTTGCTGGCCGCTTAGCTCTTCTGCCTGCTTGAGCGGCCCGGTTTCTGGCTCCGGCACTTCCGGAAGGTCTTCGGTCAGATCGAGCCCGCTATAGGGTCCGTCTTCCTGGCTCGCCAGGCGGACGCGCGCTTCCTGCGGAGTGATCACGCCTGCGCCGATCAACTCGATGTCGGTATCCGCTTCAAGCTTCCGCGTGTTGGCCATTTCCTGCTCATTCAGCGGCTCAAGCGGTTCATACATAAACCCGATAGTCGGATCGATCTCTCCATACAGCGAAAGCTGAATGATGTTGATCAGCCGCGACAGGTTCGGCGTGAAGAACTGCTCCTGCATCGCCATGATCCAGGCGTAGAAGGCCTGAAGTTCTTCCTTGCTCGATGCATTCAGCCCGGATGGCGTGATGCCCAACAGGATGACCAGCGGGATACCGTCAACCGCCGCCATGTGCTCCTGCGACTGAGCCTGGAGTTTGTCCAGACTGCCGAGCGGTACTGCAATATTGAAAAATTCCTCGGTATCCTTGTCGATCACCATCAGACCGCGGTTGCTGCGGTGACGGTTAAACAGTTCGGCGCGCTTATGCAGTTCATCGCCGCCACCACCGTTCAAGGTGGCTGAGAGATTGGTCGCCAGCCCAAGGACGCTGAAATTGTTGATCAGGTCCGAGACCGACTGCCGGGTTCGCAGCCAGTTGTCGACGTAAGGCTTGGCGATCTGCGACAGGCTCAGGCCACCGAATGCATAGGCCGGCTTGAGTAGATCCGGCACCGGACGGCTAACGAACGTCAGCAGACGCGATGAATGGACTTCCTTGCCCATCACAAACCAGTTCTCTGGCCTAAAGAAGTTGGGGGCCAGAGGGTCGGTGCTGTTGTAGGCGTTCGGGTATGTCCAGATCGGCTCGACGACGCGGATAGCCTTGAGCGACCCGATGCCGACCTTCGCCTTGCTCACAACCAGATCGGTCTTGAGTTCGGGAAGATTGTTCGTGTCGCCTGTGTCCAGATAGATCTGCGATCGGCCGAAATAGCCATCCTGCTCAGCGGCCTTCTGGAATGCAGACTGCACGCCGAGCCGCTTCATCTCGGCTTCGATGGCCTTCAGTTTTTCGCTCTTGTCTTCGTCTCCGGTACATTGGAGGCGAATCCATTTGCGCGTCATCTCCTTGGCCAGCACTTCAGCGGGGCGACGGTATTCAGCGCGCTGCGTGAGCTCGCTGAGGTACGAATACCCCATGAAGCCGAGACCTTCGCTAAACGCGCTCTGCACTGCAAAGGCGAAATTGCCATCCATCGCCGAGTCACAGGCCAGCTTCGTCTTCTCGGGGATGACACCAGGCGGAACCTTGGGCGCCTGAAACGCGACCATCGGCGGCACTTCCGCGCCGTAGTTAGTCA